GCGATTCAAGGATTTCCACAATGGCTTCACCAACTTTAACGGGCTTTTTAAACACGTCAAGCAGCTTTTCAATCACTGTCGTTTTACATGAGAAAACCAAACCGTAACCAGCAACAAAGATGTTTATCAACTCTTTTAATGGTCCACCAGCTTGGCTCTCCACAGTTTCGTTCTTGAAAACAGTCAACATCTGACCAATGAGAGCACCACCACCTACAGTAGCAGCCAAAACTCCCAATGTTTCCAATGCAGAAACACCTTCCTCACAATCATCATCACATGATCGTCTACGAAGCCAATACACCGCAATCCCCAAACCAAACAACGGTAGAAGGATAGGTAACATAGGCTTCAATTTTTCCATAGACACGTTGAACAAAGAACTGAAGAAAGATATAGGGTCATTCTTCATAGATTCAACCATATCAGTTATACCAGCACCAGCATTCACCAATTTCTCCAAACTTTCTTTATTTTTATCCACAAAACCGGAAAGTACTCCAATATCACTCGTGGTCTTGGGTAGGTCACGAATCATCGAAAACACATTCGGATTTGTTTGTGCAATAATCTGGTTTATCCGTTTATGAACAGGCTTAACACCTGATTCGCGGCGAATATCTTTGCGAACACACTCCATAGTCACAAGAGCACGATCACAAGAAGGATCATCTTGGGCAACAGTGTTGTACATAGACACCTCATTTTCTCTTAGCAGAGTTCTGTAGAGCTCCACCAGAGTTCGTATGACCGGGGTCGAATTTTCCACCCTGGTTCCATCCAGATATGAACTGGGAAACAGGTTGGAATACTTGGTCATAATTTCCATAGCGGTGTGACAAGTCATCTTCTTGTCCATCTGAAACAATCTGCGCGCAACTTTCTGTACAGAAATTGCGGACAGTAACATGTAAATGAATTGGGATTCCTTGTATACTGACATCTTGGAAGCCTCCGCGACCGGCAAGCTTTGCAAGTACCCACAGCACCCTTCCGTCATGCGGAACTCTG